CTCGTGTCGCGCTTAAAATGTCACAGTTTTCAGGTAAAAAGACCTCGTTTCCAACGAGGGTAATTGGAGCTTGCGCTCCAAAAAGAAAACCCTGAAAAGGTTAACATTTAAGCGCAAACACGCATACCAACTAGCATAACTAGCGAGCCCCCACCGTGCGGGGCGTGCTTTTGGAACTTTTCATCCTAGGCACAGCTGCTCAAAAATCTCCATAGCTTTAGAATGTGCGAACACAAAACTAATTCTACATTGAGAAATTTTGGATCTATATTCTTTAACGACTATATAGAAAGTCAAAACACAAGTTCTTTAATGATTACTTGTAAAATCAAAATCCCCTAATTGGGGGTGGGCACTGCACTATAAGTCCAGAGTGTTGGTACATTTAGAAACCAATGGGCATTGAAATCCACACCAATTGCATTGTAACACCACAGTGAGAAATTAGCTGGCGTCGGCCCTGCTCCCGTCCCACTAAGATATGCTTCAAGCAAAAATTGATCACGAATAGATCCATCAGTTGCTATAGGAACGGTATAATTGGCAGGGTTAGTAGACTGAAACTTGAAGTTTGTGTACATAGGACACCCTACCGTGAGTCCTGCGTTTGTTCGCTGGTTGGTAAGTGCTTGAGCACTAGATCCCGCAAATGAGTTCGCACGGAAAAAAGCAGCATTAGCACTTTGAGTACCAGTTGCTGCAGTTTGCATACTTTCACCATTCGTTCTCGATGGTGTGTTATATCGAATAACACGCATGGATTCAATAGGAGTTGTATTCCCTGTTGCATTAAAGGTCCAATGAGTAGAACCTCTATATGCTACAAATGCAGGAAGAATCCAACCAAGTGGGTGCATAAAGGAATAATTGATGGGAAAGTTAGAACCCGTGGCAACCAAACCTCTAGCATTATTAATACCACCAGTATCAAAACCGTACAATCCAGGGATCTTAGAAAAGACCTTCTGGAAAAGACAATATGGTGAAGTGGTATTAACAGGTGGAGTGGAAACTGAAATGAGAGTTGAGCGACGTAACAATTGTCTCAAAGATCCAATAGCTTCCCCAAAATTAACCAGATTTTGATCTGGTAATTGTTTAGCTAAACCTGTTCCCATCACTGTCTCAGTAACATCAGCTTGAACCGCCCAAGGTGTCATAGTAGGAAGATCGACTGGATTGGCCAATTCGAAATTCTTACCTGCTTTGACAAAAATTTGAATACTAACGGTCGATGATGCAACTGGAGCTGTCAAAGCTGTCGCCACACGCACAGTGAATAAACCATTGTCATACAAGGGATCATAATTAAACGTGGGCGTAAGCGAAGTAGACCAATTGATATTAGACGATGGGTAAGTATTACCTGATCGAGTTGCAAGGTAAGATACTGCTTGTTGATATGGGATTGTAAATTCAATCTCATTATCGCCATCTAAATCAACAATCGATGTAAATACTACATTCGATGAATTCGAATCCGAGTAAATATTCGCTCCTGAATAACCGGCAGGATCAAATGAAACACGTAACCGCCCCTTATGGAAGGGAGAGGCTACGATCTTCAACTTGAAAACCAAATCACCACGCCAGTTATTAAACATAGTCGACAACCACGCCATAGGTGTAAGGTATACTTTGCGTTGGGTAGCGCCGTCAGTGTCAAATTGTTGAGGATTAATTCGAGACGAAAAGAGAATATCATCTACCGCATTGGTCGTAGACCATGTAGTATTCACCAAGAAAGATTCCTTCTGTGCTAAGTGCAGAATACCTAGCTCATCTTCTGATGTGAGTCCCGTAATCGTAGGATCTACAGTGAGTTCATTCTTTGGATCAAGTGTCAACTTTTGAACTGGATATCCAATCTGAACAGATGAGAGCTGAGGAAATGGTTCGGACCTAAATGGTTGTGTATCTGCTATGACTGGAACATTAGTCCATCCAAAAAGATGAGCAATAGATGATACCGCACTTGCTCCCATACGAGTAGCAGTGGCAAACCGACCAATGATCGGAATATCTTCAAACCAAGAAGCACCACGAGCTACAGCAGAAGCTGGGCCTGAGATAACTCCTTCTCCATATTCATCACTTTGGACAGACAAACCCACTGAAGGACCTGACAATCG